GAGAAAAAGCGGCCATTGATAGAAAAGAAAAAGCTGAACTCGGTGCAATAGGATCTAAAGAAGATAGAGAAAAAGCAGCAGAAGATGCTAAAAATACCACGGTTGACATGAGTGATCCTATACAAATGTTAAAAACATTTGCGGCAAAACAAAACTCTGCATTCACACAAGAAGCCAAAGCACTTGATGACAAAGAAAAAGCTCGTAGTGAAATGAAATTGGCCAGTGACGAATACAGCAAAGCTATAGAACAAGCTGGCAAAGCTAGAACACAAGACGAAAAAGACGCAGCAGAAAAAGCAGTTAAAGCCGCAGAAGAAAGACAAAAGAAAGCTCAAGACGCACAGGAAAAAGCCAACGAAGGGGTTAATAAAGCCGCTGAAAGAATGAAGCTGGCCAAAGAAGGTAAAGATCCCGGAGCAGTGGCAGCAGGTAAAGTCAAAGAAGAAAAGAAAACAGAAAGTGGAGGTGCTTCTTCTACAGGTAAACCCGCATCGGATGCCAAAGTTCCTCCTATTAATCAAGACATACAGAAAAATCTAGAAATGGTCAAAGCAGCTATGGAAAAACGCGGCATGACTGATCCTAAATACATCAATGCCACACTAGCTAATGTCATGAAAGAAACTGGCGGTAAGGTAGTTGAAGAGAATCTTAATTACAAAAATACTAGCAATGACAGAATCAAATCAATCTTTGGATCAAGAGCAGCTGGAAAATCTGATGCTGAACTAAATCAAATTAAATCTGATCCTAAACAGATGGGTGAGATGATGTATGGTTCTGGCACAAAAATAGGCAAGCAAATGGGTAACACTGAGCCCGGTGATGGATTTAAATATCGTGGTAGAGGTAATGTCCAACTTACAGGCAAAAGCAATTATGCCGCAGCTTCTAAAGCAATCTATGGAGATAATAGATTAGTTGACAATCCAGATCTAGTAAACGATCCAGCAGTAGCAGCCGAAGTAACAGCTTGGTACATGCAGAAAGGTCAACAGGGTATGGCCAAATCTTTAGGTATCAATACCAAGAATATGAGTCAGGATGAAGCCAATCAACTGGCTACAAGTCAAATTGCAGGTCGTGCTATTAAGCGAGGCGAAAGCGGATACCTTGGTGGAGAAGTCTTGAGCAAAGTTGATAAGTTTTCAAAAGACTCTAAGATTGCAGGAATTGCCGGTGCTCCTGTAAGTGAAGAAACCAAGAAAGCAATGGCTGAAGGTAAAGTAACTCCTCCATCGGGAACTACTGTGGCAGATGCTTCCAAAGCACGTACCGATGCAGCTTCAACAGATCCAAGAAGAACTGATCGACCTGCAACAGCCACATCCGAAGGTAAACCTGCAGGCGGTGAAACATCGTCTGGATCACTACAAGGACTAATGAAGGATGGAATAGTGCCTACAACTATTGCTTTCCAAGATCTAGTTAACAAAGGCATTAAACCATTCCAAGGAATGATGAGTGGTGTACAAGCTAAAACTCCTTTAGAAAAAGGCACAGTTAAACCAGAAGACAGTTTAAAGAAAGGCGAAGAAATTGTTCCTTCTGCGAAAGAAAAAGCAATGAAAGAAAAAGATGCAGCCTTTGCTAAAGCAACAGCTAATTTGGCCGTCCCTAAAGAAGATATGAGCAAGACTGTTGAAACAATGGCCAAGTTATCTAAGAAAGATCAAACTTGGGAAACCACATTCTTAAAGAAATCTCAGACAAAAGAAAGAGGCACCTACGATGAATTTATTAATGATTTTAATCTAGTTGCCACAAACTTATCAACTACTACAAAATCTATTTACGGTGATTTTGGAGAAGATCTTAGAGGCATACAACAAGAAGCGGTTGCAGATCAATCTTCAACAATTATATCAGAATCAGAAGCACGTAAAGCAGAATTAGAAGCTATCATGAATGATGGTGTTGCTAGAAACGGTAAAGAATGGGATCAGATATTTGATGAGTATGATCAGGTTGTTGCAAAAATCAAAGATGTAAATGATACAAATATTGGTGACTACAACAATGTTCTAGCAGAAGTTAAAAATCAAAAAGTAGACATTGCCGCAGCAGAAACAGCCAAAGTTGAAATTGTAGCACAAGCTGAAAAAGAAGCGGCAGATAAAATCAAAGCTGCTGAAGAAGCAGCGCAAGCTGAAAAAGATAGATTGGCTAATCAAACAACCACTATGGCTAGCAGTCAAGAAGGCACTGATACTGGTATGAATGACTTAAATACAGCGTTAGCTGAATTAATTGCAATCAACAGAAAAACTGCTGAATTGAATGAAAAACAACTAAGTGTACAAAGCAGTCTAAGCGGCGATCTATTTGCCTAATTTGGAAAAACAATGAGTTGGAAAAAATACTTCACACCAGTCAACCTAGAAAATAAAAATTCCATGAGCCCTATGGGCAACGGTGGTCGTATGGGTCCTGCCCGTGCAAATTATTCCAGCTACCTGCCTGATATCTATGCAGGAACACCAAATCGTATTGAGAGATACATGCAGTACGATACCATGGATATGGACAGCGAAGTAAATGCTGCTTTGGATATCCTAGCAGAGTTTTGCACACAAAAAGACAAAGAAAATTCCACACCGTTCCATGTTTACTTTAGAGGTAAACCTACAGGAACTGAAACAAAAATCATCAAAGAAAGTCTGCAGAAGTGGACCAAACAGCAACAATTTGAAACTAGAATATTCCGTATCATCCGTAATACATTTAAGTACGGCGACTGTTTCTTTGTGCGAGACCCAGAAACACAAAAGTGGTTGTATGTGGACGCAGCCAAGGTTAGCAAAATTATTGTCAACGAAAGTGAAGGAAAAGTACCTGAACAGTATGTTATCCGTGACATCAACTTTAACTTTAAGAATCTAGTAGCAGTTACTCCACACGGAACAACCAATACTGCACCAAGCGGCACAAGTTCGTATACCAGCGGTGGCGGACAAGGTCGTGGTATGGTAGGTGCAGTAGCACAACCTCCAGGTACACGTTTTAGTACTCAAACCAACGAAGTAACTATTGATGCCAAAAATGTTGTACACATCAGTCTAAGCGAAGGCCTGGACACAAACTATCCATTTGGTAATAGCTTATTAGAATCAGTATTTAAAGTCTACAAGCAGAAAGAACTGCTTGAAGATGCTATCATTATCTATCGTATACAACGTGCTCCAGAAAGACGTATTTTCTACGTAGACGTTGGAAATATGCCAGCGCACATGGCCATGAGCTTTGTTGAACGTGTTAAAAACGAAATTCAACAAAGACGTATTCCAAGTGCAACAGGTGGTGGCAACAATGTAGTAGATAGCAGTTACAATCCATTAAGTGTCAACGAAGACTATTTCTTCCCGCAAACGGCAGAAGGTCGTGGATCAAAAGTTGAAACACTGCCAGGCGGTACTAATCTAGGTGAAATTACTGATTTACGTTATTTTACCAACAAGCTATTCCGTGCTTTAAGAATACCAGCGGCCTATTTGCCTACAGGCATTGAAGAAGCTAGCAACGTGGTTGCTGATGGAAAAGTAGGTACTGCTTATATTCAAGAACTACGTTTTAACGAATACTGCAAACGCCTACAGAGTCTAATTGTTGAAACATTTGACCTAGAATTTAAAATTTGGCTTGACAAAAACGGTGTTAACATAGACAGCGGCCTGTTTGAATTAAAGTTCAACACACCGCAAAATTTTGCTGCATACCGTCAAGCAGAAATGGACACAGCCCGTGCTGCAACATTTGTTAGCTTACAAGAACTCCCACATCTCAGCAAGCGTTTTGCACTGAAACGCTTCCTAGGACTTACAGAAGAAGAGATCAAAGAAAACGAAGCATTGTGGAGAGAAGAGCAAGGCAACAATCTTGTACCTCCAGCAGACAGCTCGGGATCTCTACGCAGTGTGGGAGTTAGTCCAGGAGGTATTGCTGCTGAACAAGCAGGACAAGATGCAGAAGCACCTGAAGGCATGGCAGCAGCCGCAGAAGCTGGAGATGTAGGCGCTGATGCTACTGGTGCTGCACCAGCACCTGGACCATAATATATAAATACAAGATGCTCCTACGAGAATTTTTTTACTTTAACGACAACACCAACGACTTTGCTCAAGATCGTCGTTACGACTCTTCTCGAGATTCATCTGTATTAGAAAAAGGCGACACACGCAAGATCAAACTTACCCTTCGCCAAATCAACTCACTACGCCATCAAACCGAAGCACACGAGTTTGAAGCTGAATCTGAGTTACAATTTATAAGACAGATGTATGGCACACAAGCACCTGCAGAACAACCAGCACAATAACGTAGCCTTTGTACTAGGCAACGGAACCAGCAGAAATCAACTTAATCTAGAATCAATTAAAGGTCAAGGAACAATCTATGGCTGTAATGCACTTTACAGAGAGTTTGAACCTGATTTTTTAATTGCTGTTGATACCAAAATGGTCAACGAAATCATAGCCGCGGGCTATCATACAGATCATCAGGTGTGGACAAACCCCAATAAAGGTATCACTAGTAAAAGTAATGTAAATTTCTTTAGCCCGCATAAAGGGTGGAGTTCGGGTCCTACAGCACTTTGGTTCGCTAGCCAACAAGATTTCACACACATATACATATTTGGATTTGACTATCAAGGAGTAGATGGCAAGTTTAACAATGTCTATGCTGACACGTTTAACTATAAAAAGAGTCAAGAACCTGCAACATTCTTTGGCAACTGGCTCAGTCAAACCGAAAAAACCATCAAAGAATACCCGCATATCAATTACTCTAGAGTAATCACACCCGGTGCTTTTATTCCTGACAAACTACAGGGAATTCCAAATCTACAGCACATAACCTTTGATAACTTTGAACAAAAATTCAAGGGTAGTACTTATACTTCTGAAAACCTTCAAAAAACTAGCATTTAACCCTCTTTTGTAATCTTGCTGTTAAATAACATACAGCCTAACAATCAAGGAGAATATGCTATGGCAGACAAAAATATTCTTGAGCAGATGCTTGGACATCTGGTCAACGACGACAAACAAAAAGCAGAAGAACTATTCCACGAGTACGTGGTAGCTAAATCTCGCGAAATCTATGAAACTCTTATCGAAGCAGAAATGACCGATGAGGAAGATGACGAAGACGAAAACAAAAAAGTCGACGAAGAAATGGACGATGAAGACGACGAAAACAAAAAAGTCGACGAAGAATTTGAAGATATTGCCTACGAGGGCGATGACACACCAGACATGGGCGATGACCTAGAATCAGAACTAGACGCTGGTGACGAAGAAGGTCCAGAAGAAGAAAAGTCTGAAGAAGAACTTTTCATGGATCTAGACGCTATTGTTGACGAACTACAAGCTAAGTTTGACGCACTAAAAGGCGAAGAACACGAAGAGCCAGATGCAGATAACATGGGCGGTCCAAGTGATCACGATGCTGACAACGAAGGTTTTGACCTAGCTACAGTACGTGAGTACGTTGAAAAAGTTCCAGCTGGCCACGGTGCAGAAAAGAAAGGTCAAGCTGAAAAAGCTGACGGCAACGGCGGTGGTTTAAAGTTCAGCAAGAATGACATGGGCGGCACAGCAGCTAACATCCTAGGCGGCAAGAACGGTAGCGATGCTGGCATGCAAGGTATGACTGGTGACCTAAAAGGTACAGGTCTTCTAAAAGGTAAGCCACAGTTACAAGACGGTGGCAATGTAAATACTCCTGGTGCTAAGAACGGTAATGCGTTCTCTACAAAAGAGCCAGGTCACGGTGCAGAGAAAGCTGGTGCAAAAGAAACAGCTGACAAGAGCGCCGCAGGTCTTTTCCGTGGTCGTAGATAATAGGACGCAATGGTGAAAAATTACCTTAGCGAACACTTGAGTTTCGACCAGGCACAGATTGTCTTGGAGAGCGAAGATGTCGGCGGCAAGAAGTCGCTGCATCTAAACGGGATTTGTATTCAGGGTGATATCCGTAATGCAAATCAACGTATATATTCTTCGCAAGAGATTGGCAAGGCTGTCAAAACGCTTAACGAGCAGATCTCTGGTGGATATTCTGTTCTAGGGGAAGTTGATCACCCGGCAGATTTAAAAATCAATCTAGATCGTGTTAGTCATATGATTACCAAGATGTGGATGGATGGTCCTAACGGCTACGGAAAAATCAAAGTACTACCAACTCCAATGGGTCAGTTAATTCAGACCATGTTGGAGGCGGGAGTAAAATTAGGAGTTTCAAGCAGGGGTTCTGGTGAAGTTGATTCACAAGGTAGAGTCCAAGGATTTGAAATTATCACCGTTGACGTTGTGGCACAACCCAGCGCCCCGGGAGCATATCCAACACCAGTATACGAACATTTAATGAACACATTAGGTGGAAATAAGGCATTTAATATAGCAAGAGAAGTTCAAGGCGACCCAAAGGCACAGAAATACATAGCAGAGAGCTTGATGAACATCATCAAGAGACTCAAATAACAGTAGGAGAATCACATGCTAGATTTCGTTAAAAAATTGTTTGAAGACAATGTGATTTCCGAAGAACTTAAATCGGAAATTGAGTCTGCCTGGCAAGGCAGAATCGAAGAGAACCGTGACCAAGTTACTGCACAGTTACGTGAAGAGTTTGCTCAGAAATATGAGCACGATAAATCCGCATTGGTAGAAGCTGTTGAATCTATGTTAGCTGACCGCTTGTCAGCTGAACTAGGTGAACTAGCAGAAGACCGCCAAGGACTAATTGAAGCAAGAGCTCGTTACACAGAAAAAATGACACAGGATGCCAAGACAATGGAATCTTTTGTTATGAATAATCTACGTAAAGAGATCAACGAACTTCACGAAGATCGTCAGAAAGTAGCTGCAAACGTAGCACAATTAGAATCTTTTATCGTGGACGCACTGGCGAAAGAAATCGCAGAATTCCACAGCGACAAGAAAGACTTAGCTGAGACAAAGGTAAAACTAGTCCGCGAAAGCAAAGCCAAGTTTGAACAAGTTAAGAAAGATTTTATTGCACGTTCCGCATCAGTGATTTCAGAAACAGTCTCTAAAGGACTAAAAGCTGAAATGTCACAACTACGTGAAGACATCGAATCTGCTCGCAGAAACGATTTTGGTCGCAGAATCTTTGAAAGCTTCGCAAGCGAGTTTGCAGCTAGCCATCTTAATGAGAAATCAGAGACAGCTAAACTTTTAAAAGTTGTTGAGCAACAAACTCAAGAACTAGAAGAAGCAGCAAAAATCGTTGCAGACGCACAAAAATTAGTAGAGAGCCGTGAATCAGAATTACGCATCGCAAAAGATCAAATGACCCGCAAGGAAGTTATGAGTGAATTGCTAGGACCATTAGGTGGCGACAAGCGTACAGTAATGAAAGAGTTACTAGAATCGGTTCAAACTGAAAAACTACGTACAGCTTACGACAAGTATCTACCCTCAGTAATGAATGGTGGAAGCACTCCGGTCCGTAAAGCGTTGACTGAAGGCAAAGAAATTACAGGCGATAAACAACAGGCACAAACACACAGCGGCGAAGAAAAAACCGCTGAAATATTTGACATCCGCAGGCTTGCGGGACTAAAAGTTTAAGGAGAACTACAATGTCACAATTACTCGAGTCACGCTGGTCGGAAACCAAAGAAGCTCTGTTAGAAGGTCTTCAAGGTAATAAGCGTTCAGTAATGGCAACTACTCTAGAGAATACCCGCAAGTATCTCGCAGAAGCTGCTACAGCTGGTGCTACTTCCGCTGGCAACGTTGCAACACTTAACCGTGTTATTCTACCCGTCATCAGACGTGTAATGCCAACCGTTATCGCTAACGAGTTGGTTGGTGTCCAGCCTATGACTGGCCCAGTTGGTCAAATTCACACTCTACGTGTGCGTTACGCTGACAACTTCAACAGCACAAGCGGTACAGACGTTAATGCTGGTGAAGAGGCATTAAGCCCATTCAAGATTGCAGAAGGCTATTCTGGTGCAGTTACTGACAAAGCAGCTTCAACAGCTTCTTTAGAAGGCCAAGCTGGTAACAGACTAAGCATTCAAATCTTGAAGCAAACAGTTGAAGCTAAGACACGTAAATTGTCTGCTCGCTGGACATTCGAAGCTGCTCAAGATGCACAAGCCCAACAAGGTATTGACATCGAAGCAGAAATCATGGCTGCTCTTGCACAAGA